CGAGAGATTGTTGAGCAACGGTGACATCACTTTGTTTTCACCGCATGACGTGCCTGAACTGAGAGATGCTTTCTATAACGACGTGGATCGTTTCCGCGAACTGTACGAAACAGCGGAACGCAATACGAAACTCCGCAAAAAGAAGATCAAGGCCGTGGAGTTATTTTCGGCATTCATGCAGGAACGCAAGGATACCGGTCGTATCTATCTCATGAACGTGGATCATGCCAACTCACACGGAGCCTTCTTACCTGAATTGGCTCCCATACGGCAGAGCAATCTCTGCTGCGAAATCAATCTGCCCACACGTCCACTATCAGATATCAATGATCCCAATGGCGAGATAGCTCTGTGTACGCTGAGTGCCATCAACTGGGGTGTGTTCCGAGAGCCCCAAGACATGGAACGTGCTTGCACTTTGGCCGTGCGTGGTCTGGATGCTTTGTTAAGTTATCAAAACTATCCCATCATCGCCGCTGAAATCGCCACAGAGAATCGTAGACCTCTGGGTGTTGGCATAATCAACTTGGCCTACTGGTTGGCCAAGAACGATCTTTCCTACAGCGATCCGCGTGCATTGGCAGTGGTAGATCGCTGGGCACAGCACTGGTCCTATTATCTGATCCGTGCATCAGTGGATCTGGCTCGTGAAATGGGTGCCTGTCCCAAGAGCCGAGAAACACGCTACCATCAAGGCATCTTGCCCGTAGACACCTACAAGCGTGAAGTAGACGAATTGGTGCCACATCAGGATCTAGTGGACTGGGCAGGACTGCGTGCGGCCTTGCGTGAGCATGGCATACGCAATTCTACCTTGATGGCCTTGATGCCAGCGGAAACCTCAGCACAGATCTCCAATGCCACCAACGGAGTGGAACCACCTCGCAACTATGTGAGTATCAAGCAAAGCAAGGATGGTGTGCTCAAACAAGTGGTTCCAGAATATCGTCGGCTCAAAAACAAATACGAACTGCTATGGGATCAGCCCAGCCCCGAAGGCTATCTCAAGATCATGGCAGTGCTGCAGAAATACATTGATCAAGGTATCTCTGTGAACACATCATACAATCCGCAGCACTATGAAGATGAGAAGATACCCATGAGTGACATGCTCAAGCATCTAATCATGTTCTACAAGTACGGAGGCAAACAACTGTACTATTTTAACACCTATGATGGATCGGGCGAGATTGATTTATCTAAACTTTCCAAGACTAATTCACCAGTAATGGACATAATTGACAATGGTGTCGAGTGTGAAAGCTGTACGATATAACACCAACATTGTTACCACCGCAGTTTGGTTTGGAGATTCATGGTGCATGGGTACCGAGTTGGAAAAATGCATGGGACCTGATTATAAATCTAAGGATCAGGAAGGTTATCGACGTGAGAATCGATTCAGCAATCTGGTGAGTAAACATTTTGGATGGAAAGAAGTAAATCTGGCACAGGAAGGTATCAGCACAGAGCATGTCACGCTGAAGATAATTGAATACACTGAACTACAAAATGATCTCCAGAATCAGATTTATTTTATAGTTTGGCCCAGTTTCCAAAGATATTTTTGGATCAATGACAGCAATCAGCGACAAGATCTAAGATGGTGCTCTGAATACAAAGATTGGTATCGCACAGTAGACACAGGTGCGTATCAAATGTATTGTGCTCAACGAACCATATGGAGCACATGTTTATATCTGCAACAACACAAAATTTCCTATGTCATGGTCAATGGTCAATCTCGAGTTACTAAAATTGGTCCTTTTCCGTTGCAGGATTATTATTGGATTTTAGAACCAGGCAAAACATTGGGAGATATCTTAGATGTAGATTTAGATCAAGGATTTCCTGCGATAGATCAAAATCATCGGTATTTTTGGCCTGCAGAGAATCATCCCAACATGTATGGTCATAAAAAAATTGCCAAAGAAATTATAAATTATCTAAGTGATATGAGGGAATAAAATGTCAGTACTAAATTTACGCAAAAACAGAGATCACACTGCCAGCCTGGCCTTCCTGGATCCTCTAGGAGGAGTGGGCATGCAGAGATACGATACCTTAAAGTATCGACAGTTCGACAAACTCACTGACAAACAGTTGGGATTCTTTTGGCGTCCAGAAGAAGTGGATGTGTTGCGTGATGCCAAAGATTATAAGGATCTCACACCCTGGGAACAGCACATATTCACTGCCAATCTCAAACGCCAGATCCTGCTGGATTCAGTGCAAGGTCGCAGTCCCAGCCTGGGATTCTTGCCCATCACCACCTTGCCCGAAGTAGAAACTTTCATCGCCACTTGGACCTTTTCCGAAACCATACACAGCCGCAGTTACACACACATTATCCGCAACATTTTCAGTGATCCTGGTCGTGTGTTTGATGAGATGCTGGACATCGAAGAGATCATCCTGTGTGCCAACGACATCACACGCTACTATGACGATCTGGTAGAGTACAGCACAGCCTATCAGATGTTGGGTCCAGGATCACACGTGATCAATGGCAAGTCTCAGGAGATCACGGAATACGAACTCAAGAAACGCCTGTGGCTGGCACTGGCATCGGTCAATGTGCTAGAAGGCATCAGATTTTATGTGTCATTCGCATGTTCATGGGCATTCGCCGAACTCAAGAAGATGGAAGGCAATGCCAAGATCATCAAGTTCATCGCACGCGACGAAAATGTGCATCTGGCATTCACCCAGCAGATGCTTAAACTCTTGCCCGGTGATGATCCAGATTATGCTCGCATCCGCACAGAAACACAGGCCGAGATGATCGAGATGTTTGAGTCTGCGGTCAAACAAGAAAAAGCCTGGGCTGAGTATCTGTTCCGAGACGGCAGCATGATCGGCCTCAACCAGCAACTGCTGTCGGACTATGTCGATTGGATTGCACATAAAAGAATGACTGCCATAGGCCTGCCCACCAGTTTCAAAGGTGGATCCAATCCTTTGCCTTGGACTGCCAAATGGATCGCAGGTGCTGACGTACAAGTGGCACCACAAGAAACCGAAATATCGTCCTACGTGGTAGGCGGCACACGCCAAGACGTAGATTCAAACACTCTCTCTGGACTATCACTGTAATGCTGACTGTGTACTCAAAAAATCTCTGCCCACATTGTGTGCAGGCAAAAAATTATTTAAAATCAAAAAACATCAACTTCCGCGAGATCAACATCGAGCAAGATGCCGAAGCCCGTGAATTCATCATCAATCAAGGGCTGCGTACCATGCCGCAGATCTTCATGGACGGCAAGATATTTGTTGAAGGTGGATGGACAGGTTTAAGTAAGATGACTGCAGAAGACATCCTGTCTGAAATCGAACTGCGTAACTCACTTGCGGATCAAAGCCTATGAAACTGGAAACAAACAACATCTACACATTCAAACTCAACACCGGCGAAGAACTCATTGCCCGCATAGTGGAGATTGGACCAGACCACATGATCATCGAGCATCCCATTCTCACTGTGATCAGCCAGCAAGGGCTGCAGATGATGCCCGGGTTGTTTTCCGCAGATCTAGGTCAAAATGTCAGGCTAAATAATGCTAGTTGGGCCATGATAGCAGAAACAAGACAGGATGTGCGAGACAGTTGGATCCAGGCCACCACGGGCATCGCCCCGATACGCAAGCAGATCATCACTGGCTAGCATGCCACATCGTTTCGTGGTCATGATCTCGGGTGTGCTCCACGAATTTGACAACTACGAGCATATTCCCGCAGAATTTGATCATGTGATAGAATTCCGTCCCGAAATTCCGCCTGGCCCGCATACTCGGGCTGAACACGAAGAAATTGATTCGTGGCAGCTCAAGTTTGACAGATTGATGGAGATAGAACATGCCCGCAGCAGCCAGACGAGGTGACGCCGGAGTACCACATTGTAGCGGTTATACCATAGCCACAGCATCAGCTGATGTGTTGATCAATGGACGTGGAGCAGCACGAAAAGGCGATGTTTCTACTGGTCATTTACGTCCAGCTAAGAAATGTCCCAGACATGTGGCACCCATATCCGGTGGCAGTTCCAGCGTGTTTATCAATGGTCGTCCGGCTGCTCGTGTAGGTGATGGACTGGCAGGATGTACCAGAGTGGCATCAGGCAGTGCTGATGTGATCATAGGATGACAGCGTGAGTTGTGGTGGTCCTCTAAGTCCAGTCTCAAGCATTGCAGGTGCAGGTCTATTGCCGGGTGCTGCCTCAGTGCCGGGATTGGGTGCCGGGTTGGGAGTGAATGCCGGTCTTACCAGTGCTTTAGGCAGTTTCGGCAGCCTTCCCATCACAGGACAATTCAGTGACATCGTGACCAGTGCCACCGGAGCATTAGGTGGTGGTACATTAGATAGCCTACGCACCCTGGGTGCCGGCACATTTCCAGCTCTGACCAATGCCATACCCGGTGGATTTGCCAGTGCTCTCAGTGCTGTGGCACCAGGTGGCATGGCCTCAGGCGGATTTACTGGCCTGATCGGTAGCATGAGTTCCGGTATAATGGGCGGCGGAGATCTTTCGCAGTTTGGACAGATATTCAATTCAGCACAGGGATTTGTTGGCCAGGCCAATCAGTTGGTCAACAGCAGCCTAAATATCGGTGACCTAGCCGGCACATTCGGCCCTATCACTGGTGGCATGGACAACCTCATGACCGGAGGATTCAGCCAGGTTAGTGAAGCCTTTGGTGCTTTAGGTAGTGACATGGGCAAACTAGGCAGCCTCATTGACATGAATAATTTGCCCAACCTTGGTGATCCATCGGCCTTGGTCAAGCAATTGTCCAACGTGGGAGGCATAGTGCCGGGAGTTGAATCTGCACTAAGGTCCGCTGGACTGGATTCATCATTGCTGAATAATCTTGCTGGGGGAGGCCTATCAAACATTTCCGATTCTGCAAACAAACTGTTGTACGAAGGCATGACCAAGGTCACTGGATCGGATCTGGCCCAGGTCAAAAGCATATTGGGAGTTACTACTCCCAACATCAGCAACATGGCTGATTTACTAAATCCAGCTAAAATCTTGCCAACAAGTTTCCCTACACTGACAATGCCCACTCCAGATGGACTGCGAGGTATATATACGTCGGCCTCGGGCACAGTAAACAGCAATATAGAAAAATTCCTTTCTGTCCCCGGTGTACCATCCACGATTGGAAAACAAGGTGCAGGAATAGCACAAACCTCTCTTGACATCGCGAGATCTACCAGACTGATATGAGCAACTACGATACTCTCAGAAAAATCATTCCACCGGATCAGGCCTTGGCCAACCAGGCTCTGAGCCGCAGCCTGCGTCAGGTCAAAGATATTTTTAATACAGATCTTCCCACGCTGAGTGCGGCTGTATCACAGTTAGAAAGCAATCTAGACCTTGACTTGATTAATGCACTTACAGAACCGGTACCCGCTGTGGTCACTAACTTTATCGGCAACACTCTGGCCACTGGTACTGGACCCGGCAATACTGTAACTATCAATGACGTGGTTGGTGTAGCTGCTGGTGCAACCATCAATGATGAATTACCAGTGGTGACCACGGTGGTCGGTGATCTGGCTGACATCGGTGCACTTGATCCTCTCACCGGCAACGGCGGTACACCTGGTTCTGTGCTCAATGGTGTGTACACCATCATGCAATATTGTCTTGCCAATGCCTATCCTGATGGCATGGGCAACATACAGTTGCCAACCACAAACTATTTCACACCCGCTGCAAATCCTTACATAGGATTCGATGATGCGTTTGGCAATGCTTTGATACCAGCTGCAAATACCATCATCGCCAACATTGCCACT